CTCATGTCCATCTGGAAGAACTCGCCTCGGACCATGAACACGTCCATGCCGGGGAGCTTCGGGAGGTCGAGAATCGCGCGACCCTCGTTGACGGTCATGATGCCGTAGCTGGTCATGTCTCGGACGATGTTTCGCTTGGTGGCGGCGCTGACGAACTGTAGCCTGTCCGAGCCGAACCAGATGCGGTTCGGCGCGTCGGACTGCGTGACCATGCGGCGGGAGAAGCACGACTGCGTGAGGCCCTCGGAGAGGTGCAGGAAGAACGTCTCGACCTTGCCCTCGTAGTAGGAGTCCCACTTTGCCTCGTCGGCCTTGTTCTGTAGGACGTCCTCGTTGCAGCCGAAGTAGTCGAACACGTGCTTGTCGATGCGCTCCATCTCGTCGGTCGAGATGGTGTACGTGCTCGCCTTCACCTGCTCGATGTCGGCGAAGGTGGAGTCGTAGGTCATGAGCACGGTGTCGTTGTCGGTGAAGTTGCGCGCGTAGAACTCGTCGCGCTTGCGGCGCTGGTCCTCTGGCGCCACCTGCCCGACCACCTTGCCGATGAACTTGATCTTGCCGCCAATCTCTATGGCGTTGTTCTCGGCCTGCACCTGCTTGTCGAGCAGGTCCATGGTGGCTTGCAGGTTGTTGCTCGTGCCGAAGTAGTCGCTGATGTACTGGTACTTGGAGAGGCAGCAGACCTCGGAGGCGGGGAACGCCATGCGCTCTCCCGTCCTCAGCGTGAAGCGCACCCACATCTCGCCGTCCACGTCGAGGAGCTCCGTGTAGTCGGGCTTGAGCGGGAACAGGCCGTTGGTGTATCCCCTGTCGTCGTAGGTGGGGATGACGAATGCCGTGCAGTCGACCTCGTAGATGGTCGCCAGTCGGTACAGGAACCTCGGCCACGTCATGTACGGGTTCGGCCAGCTCTCGAACGCCTTCACGAGCTCTGGCCTGCCGTTCCCCTTGATGTGGGGCTCGCCCTTCGAGCACGCGCTGGCGAAGGCGTGGATGCACGTCCGCGTGAGCTCCATCTCGTAGACGCCGCCATTCCACGTCCTGAACGCCGGGTTGTACTCGGTGAGGGTGCGGAAGTAGGTCATTGCCGCGTCCTTGGCGGTGGACCGCCTGCGGAACCTACCGAGCACCTTGCTAATGAGCCCGTCGTTCGCCAAGTGCACCACCTCCGAACGGCATAAAAAAGGCCCCCGATGTCGGAGGCCATACACTAAACCTAGTGTATCCAATATAAGGTTTACACCTGTAATTGTCAATACTTGCGCATATTCATGCACATTTCTGCATAGTTCCTATGTGAGGATGGCCTTGTACTCCGCCTCGTGGCGCAGGAGGGCGATGTAGCCGTCGAGCTCGGCCATGAAGCCGTCTATCTTGTTGGCGCCCTTCCCCTCCTTCTTGTCTGGCGTCATGTTGAGGTTGACGTCGTAGATGACCCTCACGTTCATGCGGCACCAGCGGTTGATGGGATGGGCGTCGTCTACGAAGCGGCCCTGCTGGTAGTCGGCCCGTATGCGGTTCATGGGGTCGGACAGGGTCTTGGCGCCCTGAATGACCGCCTCGCAACGCTCCGCGCCGACCATCTGCTCAAGCAGCTCCCTGTCGCCGCCGATGATGTGCCACGGGTCGTACCCGATGGCGAAGGTGTACAGGCCGTGCTCGTCCCTGAGCTCGTTGATGAACTCCGCCAGCACGGAGACGGGGACCACGTTGCCAGGGACCACCCTGAGTAGCCCTTGGTCCTTCCACAGGCGGTACGGCGCATGGTCCTTGGTGGCTTTGTCGCCCTTGGTCTCCTGCGCGTCGAGCTTGCTCTCGGGCATCCAGTACATGCTCGTCTCGTAGATGTGGGGGTCGAATATCGCCTCCCGCGTGATGGGGTCGCGCTTGATGTTGCCGTCCGCGTCGCGCTCGGGGCGCATGCACAAGACCTGCGCCGCCGCGAGGTCGACCGACTGTGCGTAGTCGAAGCCGATGATGCAGTAGCGGAAGCCCATGTTCCAGAAGTCTATGCGCTCCTCCGAGCCGCTTTCCTCCCACGTGAGCCATGCGCTAGAGCTGTTCTGGGGGACGTTGAAGTCCTTGGTCAGCACGGTCGGGCGGAAGCTCGGCTCGTTCATCGCGCGCTGCACGAATCCACGGAGGGTGTCGATGGACTTGATGGTGCCGAGCCCGGGGTTTGCCTTGTACCAGCACTCCTCGTCGTGCATCCAGTCGTCGGTGCGGTCGAGCTCCCAGATGAACGGGATGAATCGGTCGTCCTCAATCTCGCCGTCGAGCCACCTAGAGGCGTAGTCGTACTGGGTGTCGTAGATGGAGTTGCGCACGAAGCCAGCGGTCGTGATCTCGAACATCAAAGGCTGTCGGCGTGCGGACATGCCCTGCTTCACGTCGTTGTAGGGGCCGTCCGTCTTCCATGCCGCAATCTCGTCGCACACCGCTCCGTGCACGTCGAGGCCGTCGAGCTCGGTGTTCATGGTGAGCGTAGTGATGTAGCCGTCGTTGGCCTCGTGCAGGATGCCCTGCCGCCGACGCTCGGGGACAAGACCCATGCGCTCGCGCCGTCCCAACGCTGGTGACTGGCGCATCATCTTCTTGGCACCGCCGAAGCACAGAGCGGCCTGTGAGTCGGTGCAGGCCATCGTGTAAATCTGCGGGCCGTACTCGCCGTCCGCGACCATGATGTACTGCATGATGGCCGCGCAGATGGTGGTGTTATGGGTTGCCGTGTACTGACGGCCAGCGAGGTACAGGTGACTGTCGTTGTCGATGGCGATGCACTTGCTCGGCTCGTTGGGGATGCGCTCAACGTTGACGATTGACTTGCAGGACATGCGCGGCGCGAGCTTGCCCTTGAGGCGGGCATGCTTGCGGCTGAGTTTGAAGCACGAGTGTTCCTTGTCGGTGAAGAACGTCACTCGGTATACGATGCCAGCGGGCTTGCCGTTGCAGGTTGCGTTCTTACTGTGGATGGAAGCCTTGATGCCAAGACTTGCGCACAGCTCCACAACCTGTTCTGCAAGCACCTTGTTCTTCTGTGTGAACTCACACTGGCCGCGTTTATCACAGTAGCCGTCCGTGTCCATCAGTCCGCACAGAAGCTCCCAACGCTGCTCGATGGACGCTTGCAGATAGATGTCTGGGATGTGCTTGTTGCCGAGCAGGTCGAGCGCCTTGAGTCCGTAGCGGAAGCTGCCCTCCTTGGACTTCCAGCCATGAGGGTGCGGGTCGATGTCGTACATCGGAACCTTGCCGTCAGCGGATGGGTAGTCCCGCCGAACCACCGCGTATCCGCTCTTTGACAGGTTCTTGAGCATCTCGTCAGAGTCGTCGTCGCAAATTGCTATGCGCTGGCAGTCCGACGAGCCGTCACCGAGCCATGCGCCGAGAAGGTAGGGGTCGACGTGCAGCTCCTTCTCGCCGTATTCGACGGGCGCGCTCATGGGTACGCGGTACAGGTACTCGCGGCCCTTGCCGTCCTTGCGAACGTGGACGAACCCTTCCGCAATCTCGTCGGTCGTCGCCTCGTACCAGCCACCATCGCGGTAATTGGTATACCTACCCCTAGAGAGCGGAGTGTACGCGCACGCCTTCTTGGACTTCTTCGATTGCACCGTCCAGATGTGGTCGCCGCTCGCCTTGATGGTCGCGCCGTCCTCGAACGTCACGAGGTACATGGGCTTGTCGAACACTTCGGACTCGATGAGCACCTCAGACGGCTTGCCGTCCTGACCGAAGACATAATCGCCAGCGTGGATGTCGGCCATCCTGCGCCAGCCATCAGGCGTCGGAATCTCGGTGTCGAGACTCAGGGCCTTCCCGTTCTTCCGGCCGATGATGATGAGGACCTCTTGGAACTCGCGGTAGCCCTCGTCATCAACCCAGCCGAAGATTGCAGACACGAAGAACTTCTGGAATGGCTCCAGGTGGAGCTTGCGCCCAATCTCGCCTGCGGTCTGGCAGCAGAACGCCTCGATGAAGCGGATGGCATGGTCGGCCTTGGACTGGTCGTAGTGCCAGCGCTTGTAGGTGTCGCCGCGCTCGCTGAGGATTCGGCACA